CTCGGTGTCGCCGTGGACGATGAGGTCATCGATCGTCTGGGCGCCGCGGCGGACGAGGTTGGCCCGGATCGCGGGCACGATGGGGATGATCGAGTCCTCGGTGAGCTCGCCGGAGAAGTCGACCTCGGCCATGACCTTGACCGCGGTCAGGGTCGCGTTGCCGGTGTTGAGGTCCGAGGCGGTGACGGCGGTGTTCTCGGTCGAGGCGAGCCGGAACGTCACGTCATCGTCAAGCGTTGGCAATGTGTACGGATTTGTGGGCATGGCAACCCGCGGGATCTGCGAAGCGACGACGGTGGCGAGGTGGATGTCGGTCCACAGGTCCGCCGAGGCGAACGTGGGCACCCACTCGTCGCCGGCATTGCCGCCGGTCGAGGTCATCGCCTTGGCGCGGGCCTCGCGGAAGTATTCGGCCGTGTCGTACCGATGGACGGCGGCGGTCGCGGGGTTCCACGACTTCAGGCCGTCATGGCGGGGACCGGCCCGCAGGGCCTTCTCGGACGCGGCGACCATGACCTGCCGGCCGCGGGCCGAGAGGTTGTCGCCGGTGATGCCGAGGATCTTCGATGCGAGGTACAGGGTCGAGCCGATCTCGGCGTCGGTCGAACCCACGGACGTGTACTTGTCGTCGCCGCCGTAGACCGGACCGCTGTCGCCGGGCTTGGCCTTGACGCCGCCCTCGTCGAGTTCGGTGCGGTTCGGGGTGTTGAGCGCGTGGATCTTGGCCGCGAGCGCATCGAGGTCGATGCCCTTGGTTGCCTCGGGGACGACGGGCTCGGGGACGTTGATCGCGGCGACGGCCGCGGCGATGGCTTCGATGGCCTCCGGGGCGAGCTCGACGCTCTCCACCTCGGGCTTGGTGTCTTCGGACATGCTGAAAGACGCTCCTGTGCGTGGGCCACGGGAGCGCTCCGGGGCAGCGGGGTTGATTGACGCAGCGGGTCTGTCGCGCCCGCTAGGACGGCTTGTGGACTCCGACGATGCGGAGGCGGCGGGGGAGGGGATCGACCTCTTCGTCAGCGGTCGATTGCTCCACGTTGACGAGCGGCGGCCAGTCGAGCGACTTCATGGCCGCGATCGAGGCGTAGGGGTTGGCGGGCGTCGGGGTGGCGGTCAGCTCGACCCACGGCCAGCGCAGGATCTCGCCGGACTTGGCGACGACGACACCCGCGGGGTAGGCGCCCGAGCTGAACGACAGCGCCTCCTCGCCGATGAGGGAGCGGATGGCCTCGTACCACTTCGAGCGGAGGTCGAGCTGGGCCTGCACCCAGATGCCCTCCTTGCGCTTCTCGAAGTTGACGACATCGCCCATGGGATCGGTCCCGACGCGGGCGTCCCAGGTGTGCTGGTAGAGGAAGGGCCGGGAACCCTTGAACCAGTCGAACAGGAAGTCGGTCTTGGGTGAGAAGAACTCGCCGTCGAAGTCGCGGCCGATCCCGTCGTCGCCGGCGAAGGGGCCGAAGAACGGCATCCCCCAGCCCTCGACGGTCGTATCGGAGCCCTTGGCGAAGCGGATGGGCGACTTCATCGGCGCGTGGTCGTGCCCCGCATCGCCGTCGTGCATCGTCGCGTGGCGGGACGCCATGTCGGCCATCGGCATGTCGCCCATGTCGCTCGCGCCGTGACCGGCGGGGGGTTCGGCCATCATGTGCCGCCGCATCGCGGCTTCCGTCTGGGGCATCGCGCTCATCGTCCGACCTCTAGGTGTTACATCGGCGTCAAGGTGGGGTGTAGGATTAGGCGGTAGCGCGGGTAGGTGGTCCGACGGGACTTCCTGGGCTGATAGCGGTCCTGCCCCGACCCCGCACATCGATGCCGGGCGGGAACCGCGCTACAACTCCCCGGTGTTAGCGCTCAGGCTCCGGGGACCCGACGTCCACGCCGTATGGCTCGCGCATGAGGGTGTCGATCTCTCGGAACCGCTGATACGCGGTCACGTCGGTGCTAGACTCCGGTTGCGCTCTGCGGGCAGGCGGGCCGACAACCGGCCTCGCAGTCTGGGACTTGAATGTCCGGGCCGTGCCGCCCTCTGGCGGTACCGCGGCTGCAGCCTGCGGGGCGCTCTGGCCGAAGCCATCCCCGACCTCGGGAATCCACGAGCGGGTGCAGTTGGGGTGCCCAAGCGGTGAGCCCTCCGCCTCGTCGAGCGGTACGTGCTCCCGGCCGTTCCAGGAGGCGCAGGCGTCGTCCGCGTCGCCATCGACGACCGTGACGAGCAGCACGCCCGCCGTCCGGTACTGCCCGAGGCCGCCGAGGTTGTATGCGGCCGCCGTCTCGGTCCGGGCGATCCGGTCGACGCGCCAGTCTTCGTAGCCGTCGAAGAGCTCGCCGAGCGAGGTCCGCATGGCCTCATGCGTTGCGCCGGCCTGAAGCTGCGAGGTCACGACCCGCTGCACGTCCGCGATGGTCGTGTTCTCGATGCCCTTGCCGAGGAGATCGAGGTGCGACGTCACCCGGGCCAAGGCGGCCTCCGAGGTGGGGATGGCGAACGACACCTCTACCGCGAGGGCGCGGGCGGCCTCCGTGGCACCCAGGGTCACGCTGGCCTCGATGGGGGCTTGGCTGATCCGCCGGAGACGATCCCGGAAGCGCTTCGAGCCGATGATCTCGATGAGGCGCTCGAGGAACTCCTGTTCTTCCGGCGTGGCCTTGCCGAAGGCGTTCAGCACCGCGTTGCGCTGCGCCCCGAAGAACGAGCCGAGGTCCCGCATGTAGGCGTCGCGGATCGGGGCCAGCACCGTCTCGCGGCTCTCGATGGACTTGCGGGCCTTGGGGGGTGCCGCCTCCTCCGGAGTCACTGGCGGAGGAGGCGGCTCGGGGGGCGCGACGATGTCCGCTGTCGAGGTGAGCGCCATCGTGGAGGGGATGAGCTGCATCGCGCCCACGGCCTTGTCGGTGTGGGGCTCCATGCCCATGACCGCCCGCGCCTCGTCCACGGTCACGGCGCCGGTGTCGGCCATCGCCTTTGCCCGACCGACGACCTCGCCCTGGTTCTCGTTGAGGGCCGCGATGTGGGCGTAGTCGAAGCGGGCGACGAGCTTCTCGTCCGTGAGCAGCGGCAGGAGGCGGAAGGTGATCGCCTCCGCGATCCGGTCGAGCCGCGGCTGCAACGTCTCCTGCCACAGGAAGTCCACGGCCTCACTGGCGTTGGCGAACGTCGCGTCCTTCATGCCCAGCACGAGCACCATCGGCACACCGAAGGCGGCGGTGATCTCGTGAACCCGACCGGCCCGGGTGGCGAGCCATTCCGCGTCGCGGGCGTTCTGGGCGATCGACTGGTAGGTGGTCTTGGAGCCGAGGATGGCGATCTTGCCGGCGTTCTGGTAGCCGCCGACGGCCTGGCTCCAGCGCTTCTGGAGGAGCTCCGCGGTGGGGTCGCCCAGCGGCATCTCGGACGACAGGATGCCCGGCGGGACGCCGAGGTTCTTCTCCAGCTTCTTGTCCCGGATGGCCGCGTATTCCTCGGCCATGACCGCCTGCCGGACCGCCGCGATGCGCCCGAGGCCGTACCACCGATCGAGGGGGTTCGGCCAGCGCAGGTACGTCATCTGCTCGGGCGTCCATGCCGCGTCGCTGTTCTGCTTGACCCACAGGTAGCCGCGGATCGTGCCGTCGGGGTTGGCGACAATCCTCCACCACGACGGGTTGACCGGCCAGAGCTCGGTGCCGATGCGGTTGCGGGTGAGCATCCGCCGTCCCGCGAGGGGCCGGACGATCTCGATCGGCGCGTGGCCAACCATCTCGAGGTACGTGATGATGAGGTGTCGGAAGTCCGAGCCCGTCATCTGCGGGTTCGGGTGGTCGAACAGGTCCTGGACCGGGTGCGACGGGTCTACCGGCGTGAACTGGCCCTTGGCGTCGAGCGTCCCGAACCGCAGGGGCGGCATGGCCCCGTTCTCGGCGAGGATGCGGGCGCAGACATACGGCCACGTGTCGTCGGCGTAGGTCGAGAGGATCGCCCCGTCGTCCCAGCCCTTTTCGAGGGGCCGGTCGGGGATCTCGTCGGCGCCGAGTCCGATGATGCTTGCCTTGGCGCCGAACAGGCGCGCGAGCGTGTCACGGATCGCCAAGGTTGGCTCCTAGGGGAATCAGGCGGAGCGACACGCCCTGAGGGTGGAACGGGAGGCGGGTCACGTAACCATTGGTTACACTAGGCGCGTAACCCGTAACCAGAGGCGTAACCATAAGCAGGGATCGGGCCGCTTACATGCGGGAGTACCGGAAGCGCCAGCGGCGCGAGACGGTGATGAACACGACCATGCCCGCTCAGGCGGTGCGGGACCTGATCGACGCCGAGGACCGCATCCGTGTGCTCGAGGCCGAGGTGCGCCATCTCAAGGCCGAACTGGCGACACGTCCCGCTGCGATCGTGGCCTCAGGCTTTAATACCCGCCCATTCACGCCCGTTCCGAAGAAGGGGAAGTAGATGCTGACCGTCAGCGGAGCCCTTGAAGAGATCATTCCGGCCCTGTCCGCCGCGGGCCTGTCGGTGGCCGAGATCCGAGCAATCAGCGAGGAGACACAGCGACGCATGGGACGAGGAGGGACTGCCCGCGAGTGGCTGACGACGATGGGTGCCGTTGTCGCCGAGACACGCAATGACCTCGCGATGCGGGCGTACATGCTCGCCATCGACGAGTGGAGCGGCGGTTCCGAAGGTCAGACGTAGAGGATGACGCCACTTTCGGCCAGCGCCATAATTGCGTACCTGAGAGCGTCTGCGGCGTCGTCGCCTTCCTCGATGGGCTTCTCCCGGAAGGCACCCGTGGAGCGCTCGGTGGCCCAGCGGTAGTTGGGAAGCTCGGTGAGGAGGCCCTGACACGACGGGTCGACCGTCAGGCCCTGGGCGATGGCGGCGGCCACGGCGTTGATGCCCGGCATCACGTCGTTCGTGGCAGGGACGACGCCGAGGCCCTTGCGCTGGCAGGTGGCGATGTACTCGGGTTCGGATGGGTCGGCGTAGAAGGCTTCGATGTGGAGGGCATCCTGGAGGCGCAGGAGCCCGGGGATGATGTCCTCGATGAGCGAGCCCCGCCGGTAGACCTCGCCCAGCACCGCGAGGCGGCCGGAGCCCGATACCCCGACGATCTCACAGGCGAAGGCGTGGACGAAGCCCCAGTCGATGCCGGCGATGATCCGCTTCCACGGACCCTCGGCCTTGTGGATTTGACTGTCGGGCAGGGTGTAGATCGTGCCCTCGGCCGTGACCCACAGGCCCTGTCCGAGGCGCTTGCCGAAGACGTTGTCCGGCAGGCCCGCGATGGCCCGCTGGTAGTCGGCCGGGAGGAAGCGGTTGTCGGCCGCGGTGGCGCTGAAGTAGTCCCGGCCCTCGACAGCTGCGGAGAACCGCTGCTTCAGCCAGTGGCGGGGGTGGCTGGGGTTCGTGGCGGCCATGATCTGGTGCCACGTCATGCGCGGGTCGCGGAGGCGGCCGATGAGCAGGATCCAGTCGCCCTCGGTCAGCTCCACGGCCTCGTCGATGAAGATTGCCGCGCCGTCGAACGAGCCGACCTTGGAGGGGACGCCGGTGATCGGGTCGGGGTCAAGGCCCATGAACCAGATACGGCTCGGCGTCCGGCCGGGGCGGGCGACCTCGACCCAGTTCTCGCTGCGGTTCCTTCCGGTGACGTAGGCCGGGTTGACGACGTCCCGCCAGAACGTCCGCTCCGTCGTCGCCTTCAGTGAGGCCGCGGTCTTGCGGACGATGGCGAACTGGGCACCGGGGTTGTCGAGCGCGAGCCAGTAGATCTTCTCGCAGCCGATCCGGGACTTGCCGGCGCCCATCGCCCCGGAGTAGAGGACTTCGGGAGCGCGGCTATCGTAGAACTGCCGCTGGGCGTCGTTGGCGAACGCCGGACCGAGGCTAGGCCGGAGCGCCCTCAGCAGGTGTTCCGGCGGGGAGGCCGTCGATCCAGTCGCGGAGCCGTCGCTTCTCGTCGTCGTCGAGGTCGTCAACAAGGGTCCGCGTCTCCGTCCGACTGGTGGGTCCGCCGCCCAGGAGTTGCGACTTGTCCGTAGCCATGCCCGCCGCCATCACGAGGTCGCGCGGCTCGAGCAGTCCGGCCTCGATCGCTTCCAAGAGCGCCTGCCACGCCACGAACGCCGTGATCCGGGCGGCGTCGCGCATTCCCTCTTGCGCGTTCTGGCGCAGATCGGCGTACTTGGGATTGTCCAACCACCCCCGCAGCGTTGACCGCGGGATGTCCGCTTGCTCGGACGCTGCCAACGTCGATGACGCCTCGGCTGCCACGATGGCGGCGACCTTCTCAGCCTTCGTGTACCGGCGTCTCGTCACTGGTCAGCCTCTCGATGAGCGCGGCGATGTCATCGACCGTCTCGGGTGTCTTGGGGTTCGCGGCCTCGGCGATGGCCTGGTCTTCGGCCGCCAGCAGCGCCTCGTCATCGTGTTCAGCGTCGATCAGGGTCATCAGGAGTCGACTTTCGCGATCTGCTCGATCGCCCGAGCTACATGATGCAGAGCGCGAGAGATCGAGAACAACCCATCCACGACATTCGCCGCTTCGCCATTTGAGTCGGTCTCGTTCGGACTGATCAGAGCGGCCTCGATCGTCAGCCCGAGACGGGTAGCGAGATAACCGATCTCGCCTTCTGTCACCTTCGGATCGAAGTTCTCAGACATGCGGTGGCCCGCTGGTCCCACCTGCCTGGACGGCCGGCCCCGATGGGGTGAGGGTGCTCGGATGACGAGGTTGTCGGATAGCGTACACCCGCACTAGGCGGCCACCTCCGCTGTTCGCTGCGAATCGGACTTGTCGAGATAGGTCGGGCGGGGCTCGGGCTGCTCGCGGTAGCGGTCCCAGAGCATCGCGAGGCTGCGGTACATCACGTCACCCTGACACCATTCCGGGATGCCGTGAAGGGTGGCGATGTCCGAGGGTCGCAGGACTTCGGGGACGAGGTCGCGGAGGAACCGCCGGCGGTCGGGGTCGCTGATGGCCTCGAGCGCCCTGCGGAGGGGCGTTCGATACATGCCGTCTTGGTCGACGCGGCTCGCCACCCTGACCCAGACGTCGGGTTGGCTCCAGGCACGGTCCTGCTCGTCGTGGGAGAGCCGTTCGGATGGGGGATCCATCGCGAGGTACGCCCGGACGGGGTGGCGCATCTGCGGGTCGCCGTCGTCGGCCACTTCCCTGATGGCGTGCTCGAGGCTCGGCGTCTCCGCGACGTAGGCGGCGTGTGCCCAGTGGAGGAGACGCGAGAGCGAGCCCGGCATGGCCCGGCGATCGTGGCGCTCCCGGCTGTGGTCATGGGCGGCGGCGTAGGGCTCGGAGCGCATCACACCACCACCGGAGTGAAGCCCTGACTCAGCAGCAGCCACATGAGGACCGCGCCGGACAGGGCTCCGAGGAGGTAGCCGATGACGAGGTCGTCACGCTTCACGGCCAGCACCATCGGCCGTGCCCGCAGTGCTCCTCGTCGCAGTCGGACCCGTGGCCGAACAGGAAGTCGAGGAGTCGGTGCCAGAAGCTCATGCGATCCCCGCCCGAGTCGTGGTCAGGTCATGGATGCCGATGGCGGCGAGACCTGCGACACCCCCCGTGAGGGCGGCTTGGAAGATGTCGAGCCGGGTGACGCCGATGGACGCGGTGACCCACAGCGCGACCTCGGCGAGGATGACGGCCACGCCCACGGCCACGATGGGGCCGAACCGATCGCGGACCGCATCACCCGCGCCGTCGTGGCCGGCAGTGCGCCAGATGAGCTGACTCAGCATCGAGACGATCGGTGCAAGGCCCGCCACGGTCAGGAGCGCTGCGGCCTGGGGATCAAGATCGAGCATGACTAACCTCCGTACAGCACGGCTGCGTTGACCGCCGCGTCCTTCACGGCCCGCGAACCGTCCCGGAGCCCTGCCGCGACGCCTTCGGCGCGGGCGGCGTTGACGAGCGGGCCGCAGTCGATGGGCGGGGCGGGGTCGCGTCCGGCGATGTAGTCGTCGAGGAGCTTGTCTACGGCGGGATCGCCACCCGGGACGAGGGGCACCCAGTCGGGTCGGAACATGTAGAGGGTCTTGCCCATGCGCTCCGTGAGCCGCCACGAGAGGCCGCCCGCGGCGATCTCCGCGATGCTGCGGATCACGACGTCGACCCCGACCCGTTCCACGATGGGGGCGGCCCGGTCGGGGCTCTCACGGAAGACGCCGTTGGACTGCGTCCCGGTGACGGTCGGCTTCCATTCCTCGCCCTTGATCGCGGTGATCACCTCGTCCTCCTCCTCGAAGTAGCGCCGGAAGACCGACGTCTTGTCCCGTGCCTCGCTGTCCCGGTACCAACTGACGTGGGTATGGGTCAGGTGGCTATCGGAGCCGGTGGCGGGCGGGATGCCCTCGCGGTCCCAGCGCACGACCTTCGCGCCGTCCGGGCTCCAGATGACCTCCCGGATGTCCAAGGTGTCCACGGCGCTGCTGGCGCACTCCCGGGCGAGCCAGTTGGAAAGAGCTTGCAAATCTTTAAGGCTCCCGCCGACCTTGCCGATGTCGATGGCGCTCGCGGCTTCCGTCAGGGCGGGCTCACGGTCCCGGGGGCTCGTTGTCGAGTAGGCGCCGACCTTGAGCTGGCTCTGGCCGAGGTGGTAGCTCGTGCCGGCGGTCTGGTGGGCCGTGTCCCCGACTACCCCGAGGTTGACCGCGCCCTGACTGACGAGGTATTTGCCGAGGGTGACGAGGGTCGGGGGCGCAACAGTCATGCCGGGCTCCGACGTCGTTCGTTTTGCTTGACATTGGCGCAGGTTCGACACATGCGCGTGTTTGGATAGGCTCGGCGCACCCGCAATGAATGACCCTGGTCGCACGTCGCCTTGCGAGCGTTCTTGGCCGTCGGCGAGTCGCCGCGCAAGATGTTCTCGCGCATCGTGGTGGGCTCTAGGTGGGCGGGGTTGACGCACAATGGCACCCGGCAGAGGTGGTCGAGCGTCAGGCCATCGGGGATAGGCCCGACGAACAGCTCGTATGCGATCCGGTGAGCGGCCCTAGTCAGCCAACCCCTTGGCGTCGGCATGCTCAGTCGGCCATAACCCTTGCCGGCCTTTGCGCCTGTCCACATCCAGTGCTCACCGACGTACTCAACCTTGCTCATCAAGCGTTCGGCGGTCGTGTAGTGAGTGACGCCACTCATTCGAGGCCCACATTCACGTGGACGTTGCCCAAGGCCAGCCCGAGCGCGGTGAACAGGGCCACGACGAGCTTCCAGTTCCGGCCCGCGACGTCGAGGACGAAGCGGATCGATCCGAGGGCGCCATCCTTGCGGGCCTGCGAGAGCTCGGAGCTCCGCACGAAGGCGTCGAAGCGGCTGTGGATGGCGTCGCTCGCGGCCCGCGTCGCAAGGTGCTCGTCGCCATGGGCTCGGGCGTACTCGTTGAACTCGCGCTGGCTGCCCTCGATTGCCGCCATCACCCGACCTTCGAGGCCACCGAGGTCCTCGCGCCAGTCGTCACGGAGCCGATCGAGGGCCGCAATGAGGCCCAGGCCCACGGGGTCAATGCCCATTCGGCCATGTCAGGAGCCCGCCGGGCACTTGGCGCGGAGGATCGGATCGCGCACACGCTGGCACGAAGCAACGTTAGCTGCGAACGGACCCCGTGCCTACTCGGACGATGTTTCTAGGTGAACGGGCGTGCTAGACGGCCGGATGCAGCTCCAACGTGCCCGGCGGCGCATCGAGATCCCGCTCAATCCGCCACCCGAACAGGCGGCGCGTCCCGTCGTCCCCATTCTTGGGGTTCGGCCCGACCGGAGGCGGGGAGGCGTTGTAGAGCGCCTGCATCACGTCCCAGGAGACGCGCCAGACGTGCGGCGGCATGTCGTGGGGTGTGCCGAATGGCCGGGCGAGCCGGGGATCATCCAGCCCATCATCGAACGCCTCACAGGCGGCCCGGTGGTGGGCACGAGCGATCTCCATGATCATCCCGCCCATCCTACGCCACCCTCCCGAAGATGATGAGCACCGCCTGGACCGACGTCGTCACGCCCAAGCGCCTACGGACCTCCACGAGGTTGCAGCGGACCGTCGGCAGGGCGATGCCGAGCTCGTGGGCCGTTTCCTTGTACGAGCCGGTCAGGGCGTAGACGTAGAGAACCTGACGCTGGCGGTCGGTGATGCGGGCCGGGGCGAGGGTCACGCGAACGAGCCTGCCGTTTCCGCACCCACCTGTCCTCGGCACGACGCCGAGTAGTCCGGGGCTGGCCGCTGACGAGGACTTCCACGGCCATTTGACGGATGCGAGCCGTTCTCGTCGCTCGGGTACCCGATGCATCGCTCCCGGCTCGTTCGCGACTCGAATGCTAGCACGGGCTCGACACCGCGACGGGGGGTGGTCATCGGTTCGCCAGCTCCAGGAGGACGTCGGCATGGCAGGGCTGATCGAGCGGGCACCAGCAGGCGAGGTCGTGGCCGCGAATGTCGGCGAACAGGTCCACCTGAACCCCGGAAACGCCGGTCTGTCGGATCTCCTCGGGGGTCATCCGCCCGATGCTCGCCTCGGCCGCCGCCATCGCCTCCCAGCCGATCCGGTAGTCCTCCACGGCGTCGGCGGCCGTCATGGGCCGATGCTCGCCGTCATGCGTCCCCCAGCGACACTCGGCGCAATCACCGACACGGGCGTCGTTGCCCCATCGCGACGGCCGTCCAACGTAGATCGCGCCCTCGGGCATCCGCCAGCCCTTGGTCCGCTTCCGCTGGATACGACGGGGGGTGGTCATCACGCGACTTCGTGCGGTTCGCTCCGCACGCCCGAGAGATGATCGGCCAGCCTCGTAAGTGCGCTTTCAGGGCTGTCGCCAATCCCGACCATGCCAGTTGACCTGAGGCCGAGATCAAGCCGGCGGACCGCCTGAGCCCGCCAATGAGCACCGCGCCGACGTGCGCGCACGCTGCCATCCGGGATGAACGTCAGGCCGCGCATCACCCAGCCCTCGGGCATCTGCGCCATCACGTCGTCCCAAGCGTCCTGCATTGAGGCGAACCGGCGCGGGCTCACGGTGCCATCCCAGCAACCGAGAACAGCCCGTAGAAGAACGCCCCGACGATGGCCCCGGACACGAGGGCGAACACCAGGAGGGTGGCGATCACGGACAGGGCGTTGAGGAAGTCGCGGATCATTCGGGCTCTCCCGGTGTCTCGGCCAGCCCGCAATCGCAGATGCCCTCGCCGGTCGTGGCGTCACTGGCGAACCAGGACGAACACGAACGCGGATGGGCGGGCTCTGACGGTGTCTCGGCCAGAGCGCGGACGTAGTTGACGGCGGCGACGATGAGCGCGGCGTCGGGATGCTTCTTCCAGTTCGGGCCGATCTCAGCTGCCGTCTGCATGACGCCCGATCCCGGACGGTTGCCCTGCCGGACCTGAAACACCGGCTGCGCGAACTGCATCCCCTTCCGGGCGAAGCCCATGACGTACACGCGGCCCATCTTCACGGTGGCGAGATAGGGCGAACCGGGGCCGTCATCGAACCACGCCCATTCGCCCGATGTCGCCGCTTCCGAGAGCGCCCGCAACTCAGCCGGGAGTCCGGGGGCGGCTGGGGGTGGGACGGCACGGAGACGGCTTAGGAGCATCTGCGCCTCGCCATAGGCTTCCTCGGACCACGGCTCCTGCCAGAGAGCCATAAGCCGGTCGAAGATGTCACTCATGGGGCTCTCCCGGTCGCCACCATATGCGGCCCTGGTGTCGCAGTCCTCTCGGGGTCCGGGGGCGGCGTCCCGTTCGCGTTGCCCCTGCTCGTATCCCTCGTACCAGTCGTTCGAGTGAACGTCAGCGGTGACGTGATCCCCGTCCGAGTCGATCCATTGACACTCCAGACCGAGACAAAGGGCCCCGTCGCCGTGCCAGCCGAGAAGACCGGAGTCAACGCCGCAGTCGCCGCAGTGAACGGGACGTATGCTGTACTCCATCCAGCGATGAGCGTGGGGTGCGTCTTGGGCTGTCATTCAGACTCTCCCGGTGTCTCGGCCACCGGGCAGGTGTCCCAACCGTTCTGATGGTGGTCACTGACGCACGCCCCACAGAACGAGACCAACCCGGCGCACCGCTCGACTCCAGCCACGTGCGGCCACGGTCCGTAGCACGAATGACGATTGCCGCGGATGCCTCGCTCGCCCAGCTCGTCCCGGCCTTTGAACGTGTCGCACGGCTGAACACCGACGCTGAACGCCGACTCAAAGACGTAGGTCATGGCTGGGGCTCTCCCGGTGTCTTGGCCAGAGCGCGGACGTAGTTGACGGCGGCCTCTCGGAACTCAAACCGCGCGG